CTGCTGTGTTATTTTCGTTCACTGCTGTGGTTTTGTTAACGGAGACACGAGTTCGTCTAGCAAACTTGACGGGTTCGTGCACTTTCATGTAACGCAGGCGTTTACCGATTGCGTCAACAATTTGACACTTGGTCATCTGATCAACATTCTTAAGATTAACCTTACGTGCGATCTTTTTAAGGTCTACGCGCTTTGTGGAAGAATCAAAAAGAAGTTCATAATCATTTGGCTTCAATGGGGATTTCTTATCAATCAAGTATGTACGAGTTGAATTCATGACTAAAGGTGGGAGAGGTAACTTACCACCCTGAATATCCTCGTACGCCTGGCAAATCTCTTTTTTTGTTAACTTAATATCTACCCCTGCGTTGATCTTAATCAACTGTCTGAGGTTTTCTACATCGGCATCTGGATCACACGCATCCATATTATATACATTAAGTTAACAAAAAAGTGTAACGATTATTTATATCCTATATTATACAGTCTAATTTTATCTTCATATGACATACTAAAATCAAACACATTGGTCTCACCAATGTCAATCTCAATCACATTTACATCTTTATTATGTTCACGTCTATTCACAATTGTTGAACGAACGAGACACTCTACAAATTGTCTTGGTGTATTGATTTCTTCTTGATACATTTTGTCCATTTTTAATTTAACACATGTGATCTCATATGGTTTCTTATCTAAAAATGGTGTAATTGGGTACACTTCTTGTGTACCACCATCCACGTATGTTTTATCTTCATACTTACCACATGCAAAAATAAGGGGTACAGCCATGCTCATACATACAGCGTCAATTACCTTCATTTTAGGGTGTGTATCTCTAGAGAAGTATTCTGTAGTTGATGTATTTAAGCAATAGGCAGATACATATATTTTCATATCCAATTCATCAAAAGTTGGATCGCATCCACATATTTCAACAATCTTATCACGTATGGGACCCAATTCAACAAAACCAAAATTGTTAAAAAAGGAACCTATACGTATTTTAACAAACTCGGGAATATTCAGAGACAGAGATATATTTAATATTTCATCAACGGACATCCCCAAAGCCAAAAATAAAGCTAAAATTGAACCTGCTGATGAACCGGATATTTCTTTAACATCCACAAGAGTGGATTCCATTGCTTTTAGAGTCCCAATCATTGAGTATATACCCATTGATGCAGGACCTAAAACAAGGTATTTCATCCTCCTACTCCTACTTAATAGAATTGAGGAAATTGCTTGCGTAAAAGCGCAAAGACCACGGCAAACACAACGGCGTGTGTGAGAGCAGCGGGGATACTGGTCTGACCCGACTTGAGAATACCACCGGAACCGGGGGGGAGAGTCAAGAGGAGACCTGGGCTGAGAGCCAGGAAGAGAGCAGTGGTCACGATGAGATCGGTCTTGGTGAGAACGAGACCCATAGCGCGAGCGACAAGACTGTATACCAAGAAGAACACGAGGGCGTGGAACATAACCGACATCTGACTGGTCTTTCCGTTGCGGAAAGCGAGCTTCTTGCCGTCGGTGGTCAGAAGAACACCGGGGCTGAGCGCGAGAAAAAGGGCGGCTGGTATAGCAACTTTATTGGAGGTGATATCGGGTAACATTTAGTATATGCACATATAATTTTTAACAAAATACAAGAAATCATTAAAAGTGGCATCCTTCATCATTTCTTCATGGAGACCATTATCAGACACAGTACGTCTGACATGTTTCCAAATATAAGCAACTCGTTCTTCATACCAGTTGGTCTGTTCCTGATAATCCCAAAATACTCTTTCCTGGATAGGATCATGATCTTTGTAACAGAATTCAACAAAGTCACAAAACTCTCCTGTATGTTCAATCTGGGCGTCATACAAAAGGGTATCAATCTTGTTCCACATCATGTGTAATTCATCTGAATATTGGACTTCCCATTCTTCAATATTGAGAGGAGTATTATCATAATAATCATCATCATCGCTGACATAGACCGTATCAGATCCAGTGGTAGCTTCGTATACATATTGGCTCCAAACCATGGTTATTACTTATCTTCTTTCTCGGACTTTTCTTTTATACCAGTTAATGAGAGCGAAGTTGATTCCTTCGTTTTAAGACCATCTTTAATCGCGTTTAAAGCACCTTCAACTTTAGCTTCGTCACCACCGAAGAACGTATGAAGTCCATCCTTAACGGCATCCTTACTCATCCCAGATTTACGTACCGATTTACGTATACTAATTTTACCTTTCCTGAGGTTAATGGTATCAATACCCTGATCAATCATATGTTTCTTGACTGATTCCTTCAATCGCTTCTCTTCCTGATTGAGGATCTTGATATCAGATTTTGCTTCCGTGAGTTGTTTTGAGAGATCCACAAGTTTAGAGACACTCTCAGAAAGTTCGGTTGGTACTGACATATTTATTATATAAAACTACGTGTATAATCTTTAAGTGAAATTAGCACAAAGAGCGCGTCATGCCATCGGGGACGATGGTAGAATTGTTCCACACAAATGGATCTTTGGGGTTGGGGGGGTCGGCGCGAATCTGTTGATTGGCATTACGGAGAGCGCCACCGATAGTCTCTGGGAAACCGATTTGGGAACGAGGTTCAAGGAAGTTCTGACCAGCGAGTATGTCTTCTGGGGCAAATTCACCAAAGTCCTCGGCAGAGGCAACTTCACGGGGGAGAAGCGAAGACGCGAGGCCAACACCCCTATCCATCGCACACCCATTGGCAGCTGCTTTACCTGCCGTGGCTGGTCCAGCAGCACTGGGTGCCATAGTGATCGCGCTATACTCACGCTCCTTAATAGAATATTCAGACTTGTTGTTCATGGTGAATAGCAAATATACCAACACCGCAACAGCGGCTACCATCAAGAGGTTTTGGGTACGGCCCTTCTTCATCATGTTTTATATTAGGTTAACAATTTTTTTATTGCTCGTCCTCAACAAAAGCATATTCTTCTGGGTAAGTATCAAGGATAGGATCTGGATGGAGTCTGACCTGGACAAGATTCCACGAGGAGCCGAAAGATTTCTTGGCGAACCATAGACCTGAAAATTCTAAGATAACATCACATATCTTATCGAGTTGAACATTCTCAAAATCAACCTCTTCCTGGTCGGAGTTGAAAACCTTTGTAACATGAATACGTTCGCCTGTGACTTGACCATCAGCAATACTAGGAGTGTAAGCACCTTCAACAACCTTATCTGAAAGCTTCTTACCGAACCAAGTTTCTGCATTCTCAACCGCGGCGCTCAGATTATGTTCATCAACTGTCTGAATTTTAGCAGTGTTCGATTCAGATGTGAGATCCATTACAATGTCCCCTGATACATCAGTCATTTTCACCCCATTCAATTGAACGAGGCATTTACGCTTAGAATCGTTGAGGGCTTTAACGAAGTAGAGTCCATCTTCACCTTTAATTGGGGCGTTGTAAAGCATTTATATGTAATTTAGGTATCATTTCTTTAAACCAACAAATGGTATAGCTCCTGATTTATTTATAATATTTTTTGGGACCCAACTATTTCTCCTGGGATTGTAACCATATAAGGTGTTTGCGAAGTTTATATTGTTTGGTAATTTCTTGGGATTTTCAGGTCTTAAATTGAACTCGTTTTTCACGTACGAGTTGTTATTAACATTTTTCCACTTCAAATTTTTTAGATTCAAACGTTTGTTTCCTGAAGAGTTCTTGTAACCGTTTACATTGGTAGTCTTCGTTACAGGTTTCAATCCGTGAACTATTTGTTTAGATAACTTATCTTCTGAAGGTTTGGTTGTAAAGTTCTTGTACTTGAATGGATCTACGCGTGCAGCCTGAGATACAGGAACGCGTGCATTTTTCTTGGAAACTGGTACACCTCTCTTAATAATACGTGGTTTTATACGTTTGAAGATTTCATCAATATTGTTACCTGTATTGACCTTATTATCGATGAGTTGTGCAAGTCTTATAAGTCGTTGACGATCTTTCTCCTTCTTTTCTGGGCGAAGCTTGAGTTTACTCATCAGATAGATGTCTTCAATCAAAAACTCCTTACTGGCTACATATATAGTGTTGTTTCTAACGAGTTTACCTGTATTTTGATCCTTATATGTTACACCCTTACGCCTCGTGAGAACAACTTCATATCCAAATTCCTTAGGTCTCATGAATGGGATGTCAAGAATACCACCGAGAGTTACATTCTCAATCTTACCATTCTTTGGGGTGTAAAATCGTATGTTCAAATCAAGTGCAAACAATTCTACGTCAATGAAAACATCTCCCTTTTTGGGGACGTTCCCTGAACCCGACTTTTTCTTTTTGATGAGAGTATATCTACGAGTCACAGCTGGACCTGTAGGGGGTAAATTAATACCCAAGAACTTGAAGAGTTTGGGGTGTTTCTTCTTCATAGACATAAGACGCTTTCTGACGCGAGTGTTTAACTTTTTTGCAATTTCACCCAATTTGTCCCAAAGAATTAACTTGGTTGCTTGAAGTTTTCCAAAAAACTTTGGATTGACAGGCAACCGTGGGACAAACTTTGCGTCAATATCGGTGGTGATGATACGGTTTTTGTACTCAACATACAGGTTGAAGGCTTCACCACCACTCACGATGAGATCACCCATGTTCTTCATGTATTCGGAAATTTCACCAACCGTTTGCAAAATGATGTCTCTCAAGGAATTTGTAACCAAAAGATACACAATATTGTCAAAATCCTTTTTACTGTATACATTGTGAACACGACTTCTGAATTTCCCAAGGTCCCTCTGTTCATTTCTGTCGTAATACTTTTTCAACTTGGCATCCTTGAACAATAAGTTTTCATCCAAAAACTTATTAATCGCTGCTTCTGGATAAATATCAGGGTCCATTATTATAATATCATATAATAATATGGTCTGTAGTATAATAGATGAATGTAGGTGCTTCGCGTACGATGATGTCGCCGATCCCAAGAAGTCTCAATTCTGTGGGGTGAGACGGGGTCCTCATGTGGCGAAGTGTCCAGAGAAAGACTGTTGTGCTGGTGGGTGCCCGGGACAGGTAACAGGTTTAACACCCAGAGAACCGTTCCGGATCATAGAACGTCCTTCTAGTTATGAAAACAACGAGTTTAACCCAAAAATATACATACTTATTTTCTTGATCATGTTCTCAATCCTGTTTCTTACGTATCTTACTTAAAGATTAACAGAGTAATAAATATATAATGTCTCTTGAAACCATTCAAACAGAACTTGCCGCTCTCCGTGCTGATGTTAAATCCCTCACTAAGATTGTTCGCAAAGTGAAGAACACTCAAGAAGATCCTGATGGTGAGAAGGCTAAGGCTCGTGCCGCCAACAACGGTTTCAACCGTAAGCAGGAAATTACACCTAAGTTGCGTGAGTTTCTTGGTCTTCCCCAAGATGAGCTCATCTCTCGTTCTGAGGTGACTAAGTTCATTAACAAATACATCACCGAAAAGGGTCTCAAACACCCTGATAACGGTCGTCAACTCATCCTTGACGATAAGCTAAAGGAGCTTCTACAGCCTCCCGCTGACGTCATTGTCACTTACCTTAACCTCCAAAGGTATCTCTCCCCCCACTACGTGAAGAAAGAACCTGTAAAGGCTTAAAAAATAACCTATAATTACAATAAATGACTGTCTCAAAAGAGCAAATTGAACAACTTATTGGTACAAAGATTAAAGATCTAACTTTCTACCAAAAGGCATTTACACATAAATCATCGATAAAAGAATATGAACACCTCACAGACTCATTTGAAACATTAGAGTTTATGGGTGATTCCGTATTAGGTTTTATCATCACTAAATTTCTTTTCGATCTTCATGAAGAGAAACAGGAAGGATTTCTCACAAAGGCTCGTACAAAACTTGTTCGTTCAGAGACTCTAGCGGATATAGCTCTTAAATTGGGTCTAAATGAATTAGTTATCATGGATGAGAAGGGTATGCGCAATGGTTGGAATAATAATCCAAAGATTCTTGAGGATGTTTTTGAAGCCCTCGTTGGGGCTATTTATATGGATCTAGGTCTTTTACATACAAAAGAGTTTGTTCTCAGAATCTACAAGAATCCAAAATACGTGAATCTTAATTCCATTATGATTGATGATAACTATAAGGATCACCTCATGAGATATTGTCAAATCATGACTCTACCTTTACCTGAATATAGAGTGCATGCTCACGAAGATGGTGTGTTTTTTATTGATGCATACATCAATAACGAATATGCGGCTAGAGGGTATGCAAAAAGTAAAAAGCAAGCTGAACAAAATGCAGCCATGATATTTTTTCAAGTACTTAAAAGTACTACACCACAGTAATTTAATATGCACCCCAATGTCAAGGCTCTCCTAGAGCGTGAGTATGCGGCCCAGAAGTCGGAAGAATGGTTAGCCCTCCGTGGTAAAATGTTGACTGCGAGTGATGCAGCTACAGCTATTGGTGTGAATAAATATGAAACACCTGAAGGTCTTTTATTAAAGAAATGTGGACTCGGTGAAAAATTTACTGGTAATGCTGCTACTAGACATGGTGAACTTTATGAGGACGAGGCGCGTATTTTATATGAAGAGAGACATAACGAGGTCGTTCATGAACTTGGATTGTGTCCACACCCGTTACATTCATGGCTCGGTGGGAGTCCAGATGGTGTCAGTGAAAGTGGAAAGTTGGTAGAGATTAAATGCCCTCCGATGCGACAGATTATACCCGGTGAGGTTCCGATTCATTACATGCCACAATTACAACTCTGTATGGAGATTTTAGACTTAGAAGAAGCAGACTTTATTCAATATAAACCCGCGGCGACTAATTGGCCTAAACCTGAAGAGTTTGACGTTGTGAATGTTAAGAGAGATCGTGATTGGTGGAAAACCAACTTCCCAATTATGAAAGACTTTTGGGAAAAAGTTCTGTATTTCCGGGAACACATTGATGAACTTCCAAAACCTAAGTTGAAGAAGACCCGTATTAAAAAGGAAGTTGATCCACCTAAGTGCGAAATCGCAATATTATCTGACGAAGACGACTATTATGAAGATTGAAGAACAATATAACCGTGCTAAAGACAACCTGAATGGTAGGCTATTCGCACCCTACCAAAGGGAGGGTGTTCTGTGGATGCTTACGATGGAAAATCAAGACTCTGGACCAAAGGGTGGATTCCTCAGTGACGAAATGGGTCTAGGTAAGACTGTACAATTGGTTGCCACTATACTTGGAAACCCAAACAAAAGTACTTTGATCGTCGTACCTAAATCTATTATCACACAATGGGTAAATGAAATTGGAAAGTTCGCCCCACAACTCTCTGTGCACATCTTCGATGGACCAAAGAGGTATCTCAAAGAGGCGGACGTTGTGATAATGCCGTATTCCCTACTGTCTACAAACGAAGTGACAGTTATCCATATGAAGTCGTGGGACAGAATCATACTTGATGAAGCCCATGAGATTCGCAATAAGAGATCAAAACTTTTCAAGGGTGTCAATCGTATCAAAGCTGAGATTAAATGGATTGTGACGGGTACACCAGTCTTCAACTCTATGGAAGACTTTGTGTCCCTATGTGCTTTCCTAGGTATTGATAAGTCAATGGTACAAGGGATGACTAACAAGATCAAGGATATATACATTCTCCGAAGAACCAAGGATGATATTGCAAAAATCAGTGAGCGTTTGAGATTACCAGATTGTCACTTTGAGAATATTGAACTTGATATGTTTCCAGATGAGAAACAGTTGTATCAATTCGTGTTCCAAGATGCTCAAGATACAATCAGAGAAGCTTTCAAGAATGCAATCAGTCTCAATTCTAAGAATATGGTCATTTTGGAGTGCTTATTGAGAGCGAGACAATGTATGATTTGGCCTCAAATGTACTTGGATGGTATGGCAAAAAAGAACGAGACACAGGCGGAGGAATGGGTTGGGAGATCTAACAAGATGGAAACCCTCTTTCGTATGATTATGTCTCACCCCGATGAAAAGTCCCTGGTCTTCTGTCAGTTTGTGGGGGAGATGAACTACATCCAAAAACATGTGAATCGTCCTACCTTTCGCATCGATGGCTCGGTTCCCAAAGATGAGAGAGACAAACAAATTACATTATTTAAAAAGGCCGCACCTGGTGCGGTGTTCATCATCCAAATCAAGTCGGGTGGTCAAGGTCTGAACCTCCAAGAAGCTACTCGGGTGTACATCACTGCTCCATCTTGGAACCCTGCGACCGAGTTACAAGCAATCGGTAGGAGTCACCGAACTGGGCAGACAAAAACGGTATATGTGAAAAAATTGATCTATAAGGAGTCGGATACATTTGTCAGCGTTGAGGAAGAGATTCTAGCTCTCCAGGGTCATAAATCTATTGTATGTTCCAGGGTTCTAAATGATGAGAGAATTGAAAAACAAATTCCAGTGAAGAGAACTACAGAGAAGATTTCAATTCTGGACATCAAGAAAATTTTCAAAGCCTAATGTATAAACAAAATGATCGGAAGTCGCGCTCAAGTATTCCACGGAACTGCTGACAGGACCGCGGGTGGTCTCACCAAGAAGGCTCTTATGTTGGATCCCAAGGATGGTCAAATCAAGAGTGTTGCTGCCCAGCAGGCTGCCCTTGCTCGTATGAAGAATGAAGGTAAAAAGCACCTCACCAGTGTCTTCAAGCCAAAGAAGAGTGGCTTCAAGCTCCAACCTAAGGAAGGTACCAAGGACTACAAGAAGAAGATGAAGAAGATGGCGTAAAAAATATAATTGTAATATAAGAATGACACTTACTAAGTGGAACGAGTCTGTGCGTATAGCTAAGATTAAATTAGGTTTGGACCCTAAGAGGTTCACCAAGATTCAGGGTAAACTCCTTAAGGAGGCGCAAATTATATATTCTATTCTCCTTTTGAATAAAAATAACGGTAATAAATAGGGATGGACGTACTCACGCGCGCTAAAAAAGCGGCAATGAATACTAATTTTCTTGATACTAATAAGCGTCGTATTTTTCTAACTAGTAGAGGTAAGACTTTCACTAGTATGCCGGGTGGGTATAGAAATTACAACCCAATCCCAAAGTACACGAATATACCTGGGTCTAAAGTTGTGACACGTCTCCCTTAAATCTGAAATTGAAACCCCTTGAGGTTTTGTGGTTCATATACAACAAGTTGATAAAGTTTCCAAGTACACCCGAACTTTCTGTTCAAGAAATAGACACTATTGAGTTCAACAATAGTATGTCCACTGTTTCTTGCATAGAGACCATTTGAAACTTCAGTCTTGATGGGGTTTTTGTCGCCGTCATATACAGCTGCTTTGATCATACTAGTATGATCTGTATCAACCTTCACGCGAAACTTTGGTTCACGACCTAGACTCTCCTTAATATTAGAATTGAACATGGGTACAATTTCTTCCTTCGTCATATTCTTACCGAAAATCCTCTGACTTTGATTAACAACCGCATCCATAATTTTATCTTCAATAGTTCGGAGAGAATGATAAAACTTATTCACATAACTTCCATCCTCATCATACCCTTTTAGAGCCAAATCAATATTATATTTAGTTGGTCCGACTTCGGGTGTAAAACCAGAAACACCAAATGGCATGTATAGTCGCGGGAATTGGATTCTCATTGGAGTTCCATCCTTCGTAGACAATACAATTTTTCTATTGTTAAACTCGGCAATTTCCAGGTTTTCTATAGCGTCGGTAATTTTAGACATTTGTACTAATTTATTATGGGGTGAAAACTTTAAGCTGAACAGGCCACACAATCAGGTTCGAGACTGAATTGAATGGGGCGAGCCTTAGCCTTAGATCTCAGATAATACATACCTGTCTTAAGTCCTTGTTTCCAGGCATACATGTGCATCGAGGAAAGTTTAGACATCGTTGGACTCTCCATGAAGAGGTTCATAGATTGGGATTGATCTATGAAACGACCACGATCCGCCGCCATATCAATAATATCCTTCATCTTAATCTCCCATACCGTGCGGTACAACTTCTTAATGTCATCAGGAATATCCGCGATATTTTGGATAGAACCACCCGCCTTCACCATTATATCTTTCATATCTTTGGACCAAAGACCAATATTCTTTAGGTCATCCACGAGGTGTCGGTTTACTACCACAAACTCACCAGCTAGAGTACGTCGGAGATAAATGTTAGTCGTGTAGGGTTCAAAGCACTCGTTGTTACCCAAGATTTGAGCAGTAGATGCGGTGGGCATTGGGGCCATCAAGAGACTGTTTCGGAGACCCTTCGTTTTCACGCGTTCACGCATCGCATCCCAATCATAATGAAGTTTCGTCTCCCCCTCCCACATGTCAAATTGAAATACACCTTGGGAAGTGGGGGATCCCTCGAAGGTCTCATAGGAACCATCAACTTCTGCAAGCTCGGAACTCGCTTCGAGGGCAGCGTGATACATCGTCTCAAAGATACGCGCGTTAATCTCTTTGGCTTCGTCGGAATCAAATGCGTGCCGACAGAGAATAAATACATCTGCGAGACCTTGGACACCTAGGCCAATGGGGCGATGTCTCATATTAGATTTACGGGCAGTCTCAACGGGGTAGAAGTTTCTATCAATAACACGATTCAAGTTTTTAGTGACAGTCTTGGTGACTTCGTGGAGTTTCTCGTAATCAAATGTCCTCTTCTCCCTATCTACATACTTTGGTAGAGCGATTGAGGCTAAGTTACATACGGCGGTCTCATCCTTATCTGTGTACTCTATAATCTCTGTGCATAAGTTGGAACTCTTAATTGTTCCCAAGTTCTTCTGGTTACTCTTCTTGTTACATGCATCCTTGTAAAGCATGTAGGGTGTACCAGTCTCAGTTTGGGACTTGAGGATAGCCTTCCAAACCTCGGCAGCTGGTACAGTGGTATTAGCGCGACCCTCCTCTTCATACTTGGTGTAGAGGGCTTCAAACTCTTCACCCACAGCATCCGACAGACCTGGAGCCTTATCTGGACAAAAGAGGGACCATTTACCACCCTCCTCAACCCTCTTCATGAAGAGGTCTGGGATCCATAGAGACGTGAAGAGGTCACGACAACGCGCTTCATCATCACCTTGATTGAGACGTAACTCTAAGAAATCCATGATATCCGCGTGCCATGGTTCAATGTACACCGCGATAGACCCCTTCCGACGACCCGCTTGATTTACATAACGAGCTGTTGCGTTGAAGACACGGAGCATTGGGATGATACCATCAGACTGACCGTTTGTACCTTTGATACGAGACTTATTAGCTCTAATATCATGAATATGCATACCGATACCACCAGCCCATTTAGAAATCTGTGCACACTCCGTGAGGGTTCCATAAATACCATTGATGGAGTCCTCTTTGTTAGCAATCAGGAAACAACTGGACATCTGGGGTCTAGGTGTCCCTGCGTTGAATAGGGTGGGTGTCGCATGAATAAACATACCTTGGGACATCTTATCATACGTGTCCAATACTGCAGGGATATCATCACCGTGAATACCGATGGATACCCGCATAAACATGTATTGTGGGGTTTCCATCAGTATACCATCAAGGCGTTGGAGGTAACTCTTCTCGAGGGTCTTGAGTCCAAAATATCCAAAGTCAAAGTCCCTCTTGGTGATAATGTCATCCTTAACTCTACCAGCCACCTGAGAAACCTCTTCTGTTACGATACCAGCCTTAGCTAGCTTCTTCATCGCAATATGAAGGTTTTTAGGGCATACCTTTTGAATATTACTGGCAATGATACGTGTTGCGAGAGTCTCATAATCCGGGTCAGATGTAATCATACCAATACATATTTCTGCTGAGAGGGTGTCAATTTCTTGAGCACTAATACCATCGTATAGAGAAGATGCAACTTGTTGAGCAACCTTGGAAGAGTCGCAATTTTCTGAGAGACCGTGTGTCAGATTCTTGATCCTATTGGTGATGTTATCAAATTTCATATCCTCAATACGACCTGAGCGCTTAACGACCCTCATTATTAATTATTCTACTTGTTTTATTTTTAACTTACTTGCGGCACTTTTCAAGATCACCACTTGTTACTTTAACAGAACCAGCGATTTCAAACTTACGATCGGGCTGGAGCAAATAACTGTTCACGTTGAACGGCCCTTGTTGACCTGCTGGTGTTACTGGAGCATATGACCCAACGAAGCAGGTTGGTGGTTGACATGGGATTTGTTCAACATTTGTAGGCTTATCGGTATACACCGCATTAAAATCGGCCATGTTTAACATTTAATATCTACAGAGTTTTTTTTTCCGAGGGTATATTAAATGTGTGATAACCTGCACCTCGATTCCCTCAAGCAGTGTGAGACTCCACTCAACACCTTGTTCTTTTCTGAGTTCAACCGAAATCTTCTCCAGCGTGGGATCCGTCAGGCGTTTAAAAATAAAACTGGTATCTCTATTGATCGTCAAAACCCAGATGATCTCTATACTCTGATGCGTATGGTCTTCATAAATAACTCCGGTGATTCTTACTCTCGTGTGAATGAGCAGGTCAAAACAATGAATGGTCGTGTGATTGAAACAGCTCTCGGACAAATTCAAACTGGTGTTTCTCAATATATGTCTTATGTCCAAGACATTGATACAATTGCCGTTCCCCTGGCGCAACCCCTTAACACAAGTACGTATGGTAATAAGATTGGTTACAATAATAAAATTGGTATCAATTAAAGTTTTGAATTCATATACTGGTAAGATGAGTTTGAACTTCTACAAACAAGAAACTGAGAAAGTGTGTAAATCAAAGGGCTGGGATCGGGCCGCTGTTGATACAGTATGGCTCTTACTAACAGAAGAGTTCGGTGAACTCGCATCAGCAATTCGTCAATACAAGAAGACTTACAAGAAAATAGGCCTCAAGAAGGAGAGAGGTACAGATGTCATGATGGAAATGGGGGATGTGTTTAGTTATCTCTTTCAATTGGCACATATGCTAAATGTAGATCTAGATATGATGTGGGAAGAGCATAAAACTAAAATGAAAACTAAAAATTATTATCTGAAGTAAAAGTAACTATGAGTAAGTTTATGCTCAATGACGAGGATGCGATTAATGATATCAATCCATTTGTCACCCACGATTTTTCCCTTCCAGGAAGTGTGAGACAAAGTGGTGGGTATGACGATTTTACTGAGATTAAGTCTGAACCGGGTATCCCAGCTCACAAGAAAAGTATATATTGTGGTTATGGATCATGTGCGGAAGCTACGTCTGAATGTTCTTTAGGTAGACCACTTATTCCAGGTAGAAATATTGATACAGGGTTTACCAAGTCAAGGAAGAGTCTCGTTGAGAATGTAACCATTGGTGTATCAAATAACCCTGAGTTTTCCCTTATTGGTGTCTCTATTATATTTATAACTATTGTTCTGATTCTATATTACATAAGACGTTGAAAAAGTATTCCAATTTAGAATTATGTTCACACCTCTGAATCAAATCTGGGAGTGTTTCTGTACAAAAATTTTTAATAAATTCCCTCTGCCAAGCACTCTTACGATTAATCCAAGGTGGCTGGAATGTGGGATCAAGAATTTTACTCGCGTGGGTTACACGAATATATGTATGTATACTTTTCTTATCGGCCATAATATTTTCCAATGCGAGTTCGGCCATTTTCTGACGAACTTCTACCGTCTTTTCACACATCGTGTCCAAAAACTTTTCATATGGGATAGACTGACTCTTAGACTTGAGCACGGTCCAATTAGCTAGAGGCCTTGTGTTGATATGATCCACGTAAGTCACATACCCTTTACCCTTTATGAAACGTTCATATATGATTGTCACATATTCTACATCGGATTCTATATCGTATATAGCCTTAGCCGATTTAAGGAAGGAAGACATGTACATTACCTAAGTCATTCTCTTTTAAGTATAAAATTATATAAAGAGTTATAGCTCTATATAAAAGAGTAAAAAATGTATTCGGCTATTGCCAACAATAGTTTTTCATACCTTCTGACTCTCGATGAGTTTAGGAAGGGTTTCCCCGATGAAACAAGACCTTCTTGGGTAAAGATTACAACAATCACTATGATATCAAGTTATGTCCAAAAAATTGATATCAAGAAACTTCGTCACATCTTTGAGAATTTGGAATCCTTTAAATTAAAGCGTTCAGGTACCAAATGTGATGGTGGTTTTGAGTGGAAGTTGAAACCTACAACTTTCTATAATCAAGTAACACTGACGTACCACGACACGTACAGTACCAAGTCTGTCAAGGTGTTCCCAAATGGATCCATTCAGGTTGCTGGGTGTTGTGATCTCTTTGACTGTAAGAGGGTCATCACCCAATTGACCTACATCTTCAAGACCTTTTTGGGGATGGAGAATCAAGCCCCTGTTGATTCATTCCGAGTTGTCATGATCAACTCAAACTTCAGCCTCAACTACAACATCAATCTCATGCGGGTGGCTAAACATTTTGAGAATCATTCAGACATCTTCAAAGTTTCTTTTGAACCCGATAGGTACAGTGCTGTCAAAATCAAGTTCAAACCTGCTCAAGATATGAAGGAAATTACCACAAGTATCTTCTCAACTGGTAAGATCATCATTACAGGTGCAGAGACTCTCAAGGAGATTGCATTTGGGTACAACATCATTAATCATCACATCAACGATGATCCTGGGATTCGTGTGTCCCCAACAGTTGACACAGATGTCTTTGATGTCTTTTTGGGGCACAAGTGTGAACCCATGGTTGAGCATCTCAAGGGGAAAGGAATTAAATCATGGGTTCAAACGATTATAAATCGTCAAATTAATTTCTGATTATAAAGTAACAAAATGTCTCAGCGACTTGGAATGGCCGATGGACGATGCTTCACTATCCACTCTTCAGCCCAACTTACCAATAACTATTTGATGGAACAAAATGGTATTACCCTTGAGGATAACTATTCTTTCCGTCAAGCGCTCCAAAAGCAAGGTCCCGAGTTTCTCAACAAGCTTCAAGAGGACTCACGTGGGAAGTGTGACCCATGCAACACTTATACCAATATGTCTAAGACTTATTAGGTGTGCTAAATTGTAATAAAAACTTTAAAATTATAGATTAGAATGTCGCAATGTGCCATATGTCTCAATGAGGTAAGGTCAACAAGGACCAACCCACCCATCCGTTGTGGACATATGTTTCATTCCCACTGTATACAAGAGTGGAAAGATAAAGGTAAGAATACTTGCCCCGTTTGTAGAAAAGTATTTGATGTTTCCAAATTTAAAGTCACATTGACAGTTCAGAACAATTACACAGCGCAGTCTAACACTGTGTCATTGCAGAGTGAAGCTATATTCAATATAATGGATGTATTTGATATGTCTTTTGATGTTGAGGATACTGTAGATTTAGACAGTCTTTTTGCGGACCTTGGGGTGAGTCTTTCCGACCTTGATACCCTTGTCCTTGACACAGAATGAGCTACAATATTTTTCATAGTTTAGACCGGGGTAGTTCCGATCAGCTTTACGTGGGTCTCGGATAGACTTACCAGATGCATCAGTCAGAAGTGGTCCAGTGGCCCAACCCCTCTTGTGACTGAATACATTAGCTTTGAACACCAGACGTTTATTGGGTGCAAATTTTCCAGCCCGCTTTACCCTTGAGAGTGGGACTTTGAAGAACTTTGCTACCGACTCTTGGGTGTCACCAAGTTTAACACGATACTCTACGACATTGTGTTGCACATAGAAGTGAAAGTCTCCTTGACGAATGTAATTCGTTGGTCTTCCAGGAGAGACAAACATCATGACTTTGTAGTATCCCTTTTTACACTTCTCATTCGGTTTTGCACGGTAAATTTTTGTTGGGTTGTCAGAAATAACACGTTTTGGTAGAGTGTTACAGTGAGTATAGTTGTGATATCCATTAGAGAGTCCAGACCGATCACCTGGAATGGACTTTTGCCACCGATACGCCTCATAATCACCAACAGCGTATGCATAGCAGTTATTATTACCTACACCAGTAGACGTACCCCATTTTTTAGTGGTAAAAATTCTTTCAGAACCACTCACAGGTAGGTTCTTCATTTATAATGTGTGTAGAAAAAAAATGTCCGTATGTAATAAATGTTTAAGGAAATTATCAAAACCGAAAATAAGTCAGACATGCTCACCGAGCTTCTCGTCTTCATTCTCAACGTTCTCATTGCGACCTTTGTCCTCCGATTTGCGTGGAACCGGTCCCTCGTCCCTCACGTGACCGTCCTTAAGCCTCTCAAGTCTATGCTTGACGCCTTCATCCTTGCATTGTCCCTTAACATCGTGCGAGGTCTTTAAATTTCATTGTAACCAACGGTCTTTTCACCACTGGGGTGAAGAATAGTTGGGAAGGCCTTCATACCTGAGCAATTACCATTCTTCTCACAGTCAACAAATTTGAATGGTTTTCCATTCTTTTCCATATACTGCAACTGCTTAAGAGTCCATCCACATCCCATGGTCCCGTAAATAGTCCAGGCTTCCCCGTTAGTAGGTACAGAGGCACGGCGCTTGCCGGTCTGTGTAATAATATAAATAGCAATAAGAATGAGAAGAGCTAAAAGCCACATAGTTTTATTATAGCTTAATATTAAAATTTATATCGGTAGCCGGTAACATAAACTGTTCTGTAGAGTCGTAAGTGAAATGACACATGTTATTAAACATATCATGATATATACAAAATCAAACCACTTGTGTGTAACCAAATATACTGGAGCTGTTGTTAATGAGTACATAACATGACCCACTAACATGGCGATAGATATGGGTTTTATAGAATGAACCGCAATTGTACTTGATGTAACAAAAATAACATTTTGAATATCAAATATTCTACAGAAAGTCACGAGGTTGTAGATAGATATAAGAAGAAGAATGTGAAAAATTAATTTTACATTCTTATTATATTTTATTACCTCGAAAGTATCGGGAGGGGATTCTATGGGTGTTTCAGGTACAGGTTCTGTTAATGGAGGTGGAGCTTCAATACTTTCATTAATTCCAACACTAATAGAACCATCTGGTGTCTCTACAACAATAAATCTTTCCATGTAATCATTTTAATTATAAACTGTCCCTTCTTCTTATGTTCATTTAATTCTCTAAAACTATATAAATGTCTTCAACTGTATTCACTATTGGAAACAAGAATGTCACACTCAAATACACCAGGAAAATGCCCCGTGGTGAAGTTGAACGGATGAAGTCGTTCGTTACGAAGAATGGTGATAAACTCGTCAAGACTCCAAAGTTTAAGATACTCTCCGAAGTAGATGAGGGAATTAAACGGGTCTTTAGAATTATACTTTGAGTTTCTTCATGAGGTTAGCGAGGGTGATGTTGTTACCATTGCGAGCAACCCTATTTTTATATAAAGCCTTCTCGTACCAAGCCTTTGTCTTGTATACACGCTCTTTACCCTTAATGTTGATGAATTTGTAGATAGGGGGTTCAACCTTCTTTTCAATTTCACGAACTTGTAATTGAACTGAAGGTTTTCGTTTAATTAACACACCAGGTTTCCTCATTGGAGCTCGCTTCTTCTGTGCAACTTCTGCAAGTATCCTCTTAGCTCTCTCAATTGCTGTTTCACCCGATACAATCTTTGGTTTTGGGGCAACCACAATTGGGGCAAAGTTCTTTTTAGTTTTAGCCACAGTGTTGAGAATCTTCTTAGTAACATTCTCTCTTTTACCAGTCAAGAATGGATCATTCAAAATGTCTTCATATGTTGGTAGATTATTGTGCTTCACGAGGAGGTGAAGACGTAATGTTGACACATGACGACTGTTTCTAACCATATACGTATCAGGGTTTTTGAACAAATTTCTGACAAACTCTTTGATAACTTTACTGTGAGTATAAGTTTGAATGATATTCAGGAAATAGTGGGCATCATACATAGGATGAGATTTTCTAGCAATACCAGAAGTTAAAAAATCTCCGTTATTCACTCCAGGATTCTTTATACCTTTCATTACAGATAAACCAAAGTCAATTATGATTGGTTTAACCCCCCCATCACGTGTCTTTGTAATCATGATATTGTTCCAATGAAGATCATGGTGTCTAAATTCTGGGTATTTTTGATGAATCTTATAAAGATTGGTTATAACTTGGCGAATAACAGACTTATATTTATCATTACCTGGATTAGTTTTCATCCACTTTTCAAGTGAAATACCATCGATGTACTCAAAATATAAAATATTCCTATTATCACACGTTTTAAAATGATACATACGTGGAACACCCATACCCTTCAGTTTTTCAGCGATGTTATACTCCATCTTAGCACTTGGTTCACTTGTAAACTTTATAGCAACTTTTGTCTTACATTTATCATCTATGCATCCATAATATACCGCACCGTACTGACCCGAACCAACTTTTAAAAGTCTACCCCTCTCAATTGTAGTTAAACTATTCATCCGGGGGGCATACAGTTGAGATTTTGGGTCGCACCCCTTGGCACCCTTAAGTATTTTTTTGAGTTCCACACCTACCGCGTTGCGCTGTTGATCTGTCTTTGCATTATTGGCAATGTTAACAATTGAAGATAACTTGACCATCCTTATTACAACCTAAGAAAAATTATCCTGATACCATCTATACACTTCATTATCCTCCACACCAAACTCACTCTCAATTTCTTTCCAAATAACTTCAGGTTCCACGTGGAACTTTACATGTTCCAAAATGTCAATATTTTGTGAACAAACCGCGCCGCACATTGTCGGGTGTGCAAATACCTTCAAAACTTCATCCCATTTAGAGGAACCTAAGGCAGTATCACATGTATTCTTGAAACGTTCAAACATCGTGAGACCAAAGTCACGATTGTCATGCATAGCCATCCAAAAAGTCATAAACTTCTCGGGATTAGTTTGGGGATACAGAATCATTTGATTAGCGTGTTCCAATAAAACATATTCCCTTAAATGGAGAGAGTCAAAGTCAGCGTTTTTGATACTCCGTAGAATATTCATTTCAATTATGTTTACGAGTTTCATAACTAACTTAGGCTAGTAAGTTACTTATGACACTTTTACATGTACATTTTTTTATAGATATATTTACTCTTCATCAACTTCTTCATCCTCGTCAACTTCAACATCCTCCTCGGCATCCACTGTGTCTGGGAGATCAAGACCTTGGAAAGCAAACGAAGGAAGCTTGGTAGACTGCTCAAGTAGGGACTGCTGGAGGCGGATAGTCACACCAAACTTGTTGTCAATGAACCAAATGGAACTGACATCAACGATGGCCATGACCTTTTGACCCTTCTCAATAGTGTCAAGAGTGACTGGTTCCTTGCGCACATTGTAAGCCTCTGGTACAAAAGACCCATCAGGCTTAGTCGCAACCTTAAGCTTCAGGGTAGAGGGATAAGGCTCCTTTCCTGGTCGGACAATAGGCTTGTAGAGAGCTTCGCGGAGCACAGCGACATTGAACTCCTTACCAAGCCACTCCTTAGAGTTCTCGGCTACAGTGTTGACAATAAGTTCATCAAGCTCCTTGAGAGAATCATGGAGCTCCATAGCTTCGGTATTATCACTGTCAAATGACAGGTCAAGGGAGTACGTGGTACGCCCAGTACCCTCATCAGTGAACGCACTCAGACCATATGGAGAGCGCATGAAGGGGAGTTGAAGGTAAAGCTTTTTGTTGTCACCGGCATTGAGGTAGACGGTCTTACCGCCATTCTTGTTCTTACGGAGTTTTGAGAAGCCAACGGAATCGGCAGAGAAATCAGAGGATCGTTTGATAGTGAGTGACATTGTTTGTAGTGGGTTATATTTATATTAGGTGGTTTGACTTTAAGTAATTTTTTTTTGTAAACATAAAGTAAATATAATCATGGGTATCATTTTTAAAGACTGTGGATGTGGTTGTGACGGTAAAAAGCAACAGGAGAAATTTATAACTTCCCTCATATCTGGCCTCACATTCTTTGTGATTGCTAACCCAGAAACTTTCAGACTGGTCAGGCGAGTCCTTGGTCCAGGTATCGCGACACCTACTGGTTGCCCATCTACCATGGGTCTTCTCGTGCATTCCGTTGTATTCATCCTGGTTGTTTGGGCCATGATGAACGTCAAGAAGGATTCCGTACCACTCGCGAAGAAAGGAAGTGGTGGTTGCGGTTGTGGGGACAAGAAAGATGTCGTTAAACCCGTGAGACAAGCTGACGTTACCATGAAGCCAGGTATGGTGGATGAACCATTTGTTGACACCGGTCTTCAACTCGGTTCCATGGACTTGGGTGAGCCAATTTCTATGTAAAATATTTAAAATTTAAAATTTAATCATTTATCGTTAATCACAATTCGGTAACGATGCATGATTATGGAATAGTGTAAGTGTAGGTAACGGGTGTTGGTGTACCCGCTCCACCACGGTTAGAAGTTTCGGTTACCACATTTGTACCATTTTCTGTAATGCGCCATCCAGGTGTGTACTTTGGTCTTTGATAAGATATTTCAAACGTAGAAACCTTAGTTGGAGATGTAATCGTAAATATTTTTTGACCAGTGGAAGTTGTGTCCAATTCCCATGCAGCCCATGTAGAATCACCAACTGCATCTATATGACCTAATGTTGCATCACTCACACATGCATCAGTTTTAGTACCACAAGTATACCTATCTGGTTGTACATGCATTGTCACTTGGGATGATGTGGCACGAATTCCATCTATCTTTATATCGGCCAGGTGTAAATCATGTTCTGGTGATGCTTCTGGGACCTGAATATAAAAATTATATGTATATCCACCGCCACCGCCTCCACTGGGACCTGTGGGTCCTGTGGGTCCTAAGGGTTTCTCTGTTGGTATCAGAAAAAATGCACCCACTGAGGACGAACAACAACAACACATCATTAAAACAAGGACGGCAATTATTTTTGGGTCCATTATATTACTTATTACAAATATTAAAACTCATCATCAAAACCAATGTCATCTGATGTATCATCCATTTTCCCGTAATCCCCTACCCGCTTCTCAAAGAAATTTGTCTTCCCATCTAGACTGATATTCTCCATGAAATCAAATGGATTTTTGGAGTTCCAGATAGGGGGTTGACCAATCTGTTTGAGGAGGCGATCAGATACATACTCAATGTATTCGGACATCTTCTCCGAGTTCATACCGATGAGGTTACATGGGAGCGCATCCAAGATGAAGTTCTTTTCAATCTCAACAGCCTCCTTGACGATAGAGTGAATAGTCTCAGTCGTTGGTTTATTACGTAACAATTTGAAAAGTTCTAC